CATAGTATCAAAGTATTATCTAAACCCAAATTGCTACCGCCTCTTATTGCATAATTTATGAGAATAAAATTTTTGTTTAACAGGTTTATTACAGATGGTACTCCCCAAAAATCATTAACGCTTACAGTATCTTTTAAACAAATTATTCTTAATATTTTATTTACATAATCAGGAATGATTTTTACGCTTTCAGTTTTCCCGTCTAACGACAATACATTGAAAATTTTTGTGTCTTCTTTTGTACCCCTGGCCTCTGCTTTTTTCAATTCATCTTGCGCTACCGAAACATTAAAATAAAAAACAGACAATAAGAATATTAAGGAGATAATAGGTTTAAGCATAAGGTATTTTGCTAACGATTAATGAGATAAAAATAGCTAAAGAATTTAATCACACTTGTAATTAACAATATATAATTTATGAATATAAAAATTGCAAACACGCTGTTTGACGACGGTATATTTTCGGCCATGTATAAGGCTGGTTTTATTACTACTAAAGTTTTTGTTTATCGCGAGATTTATTTATGGGTACAGGCCCAAATAAAAACCCGCGGCATCAGCAAGAACCATGCGGTGCTGGAGGCCGAGATTAAATTTGAAAAAGATGAACGCACCATTTGGCGGGCAATGAACTGTTTTTCGGAGACTGACAATTCTGTGCCACCATCAAATTAAAATCAATTTCCGACCTTTGATATATGCCAATCAGCATAAATATCATTACTGACAAATTACTGTCACCATCGCCACAAAAATTACTGCCGATATTTGTATAGTTCTTCTGAGACAATTCGTGTCACCAATAAAAATCACTGACAAATCATCGTCACCATCAGGTGAAACAATAGTTTCGACATTTGTATAGTTCACAATGTTCGTGAAATCAAAATTCGCTCATCAGCGAAAAACGCTAATCTCAATTCTCATATCTAACATCTCAAATCTAAAAATGAGTTACAAAATTTATTTATACGATACTGATACCGACTGCATAGGTTCAGGCACCTTATCATCATCATACATACAATGGCAGCTGGATGCGGCGGCCGGTCAGGATGTAGAAGTTCACATTAGTTCGGCAGGTGGCAGCGCGTTTGATGCCATAGCAATTTATGACCTGCTGAAAAAATATCCCTGTAATGTAACTACCTACATTGATGCACTGGCCGCCTCGGCTGCTTCTATCGTAGCCATGGGTGGCGACAAAGTAGTAATGAGCAAATACGCTTTGCTGATGATACATAAACCCATGGTAGGCTCGGGTGGTAATGCCGACGAACTGCAAAAAGATATTCAGATGCTGAATGTGGTACAATCGCGCCTGGCGGCAATTTATGAAGACAAGACCGGGTTGGACGGAGACATAGTTAATAGTTTGATCGACTCTGTCACCTGGTTAAACGCCGACCAGGCGCTGGACCTCGGGTTCATAGACCAGATAGAGGATTATGAACCTGCCATTACCAACAGCGCCATCATTAAAAATTTTACCGGTACCGCCCCTGCATTTTATCAGCGTTGCATCAATAAAATCTTAAACAAAACCAGCAATATGAACATTGAAAACAAGGAACTTATCGAAAAAAACACGTCTGTGTTAGATAAGATTATGAACTTCTTTAAGAAGGTAATTAACAAACGAACCATTACAGACAAGGGTACACTACACCATGCCGGCGAAATGGACGAAGGCACCGAAGTTTACCAGGACGAAGACATGACCATGCCCACCCCTTCTGATACCTACACCACAGCAAGCGGCAAAAAAATTGACATTAAAGGTGGGCAGGTTCAAAAAATATCATCACCAGCTGATGACGATGATATGGATGCGGATGATGACGACGACGATATGCCTGATGATAAATTAAGATCGGGCGATATATACAACAGGCTGCAACAGGTTAAAGCAAAACTACAGGCCCAAAAACAATTGCTTGCAGAAGCTAAAGCCGCCCTCGAAACAGCGAACAACCGACTGAATAAAACCAGGGAGGAAGTTAGAAATGAAATAAAATCAGACTTTACACCCGAGGGTTCCAAACGGAGCAGCAAAGCTAAGACAGAAACCTCTCCTTTCTTTGCGCCACAAACCACACTGGCCCAAAACGCGGTTAAAAAAGCAGTGACTAAATAGTTGATTAGGTGAGTGGTTGATTAAGTTAAGCTGTTATAGCTTCTTAAATCTCACAACTACTCACTCAATCAACCCAATAAACTTAATACACCCCAAACTAACACTTTAACAAACAAATGGCTCAATTTACATTTACAAACAACACTTATGCCGGCGAAGCGCTGGCAGGATTTATGGCCAGCACGCTTTTGGAAGCCGACTCGGTAAAGCGCGGGCTATTAACCGTTATTAATGACGTTAAATCGCGCAAGGTAATTCTTGATGTTGATGACGACGTTATATTACAAGACCCATCGGGCCTGTTCAATGACCAGGGCACAACCGCATCACAAACCGAAAGCTATCTTGACCCGGTAGTTTACGAATTCATGAAGCAGGAACAATGGGATAAGCTTGCCCAATCATGGGAAGCACAAAGCCTTAAACCCGGTGCATTCATGGACTACGAAGGCGTGGTTGATTTGTCAGACTTTATGGTTCAGCGTTATTTAACCAAAATACAAATAGCTAACGAGCGCTTGTATTGGTTAGGTAAAGCAGCTACAAAAGAAGCAACGTTTACCTCAAATTTCACAGGCTTATTGCCAGGCATTTCGGCAGCATCAGGTGTTTATAAAGTAGGCCTGGGTAAGCCGGCAACATCAATGGCAGCAACAGCCATCAGCGCAAGCGGTGTGGTAACTGTATCAAGCACTACCTCTCTTTCTGACGGTGATGTGGTTACATTAACCGCATTAACAGGTACAAGTAAAGACACTACTAACGGCACGCCTGGAATTGATTTGCAAGGTCAATCGTACTTTATCCAGATAGCAAGCGCGACCACCTTTAAATTGGTGCGTAATTATAACGAGGTGAATACCCGTAAACCGGCAACTTTCACTGGTACATCAAGCGCTGCAACGGTTAGCTACATTAATGCCAGCAACGTACTTGATGTATTAACCGGCGTATATGCCCAGCTTGACCCTGCCGATAGAAGTCAGGACGATTTTAACTTACAAATTCCTTTCCACGTAGGTTATGCTTACGCCCAGGCACAGGCCAATAAAGCGGTAAACGTACTTAACGCGTTTAGCGATTCTAAAAAGATGGATTACCTGGGTGTACCGCTGCAATTAATGAACCACTGGCAAGCAAACACCATATTGGGTGCACGCTCGTCAAACCTTTTCCTGGGTGTTGATCTGTTAGGCGATGCATCTGAGCTTTCAACAGTTTATATGAAACCTTATACCAATGATAATGTGGTGCGCATGAAAGCAAGAATGAAAGCGGCAGTAAACTTTAAGTTCGCAAACGAACTGTTTTATCTGTCGGCCTAAAATTTAATGAGTGAATTAGTGATTGAGCGGATTAGTGAATAAACTAAATATGCCAATCATGAAAACATTCACTCAATCACTAATTCAATAATTCACTAATTATTAAATACACATGTCAATTTACAATAAAATAAATGCGGGCTTTAGCCTGGGCACAGATGCACCTGTAACATCAGGAATAGAGGATGTGATCTACATATTTAATGCGGATGATATCACGCTTACCTACGATACTATTAACCCCCTTATAGTGACCGGCCTAACCGCTGTTAGCTCGGCAAAGGTTTACAAATTTGCAGGTACCAACAACAGTTTTAACAGCACATCAAAATTAGCCAAAACCCAGGTAGGCCCCCGTTATACCGAGGAGATAGATTTTAACATCGCAGGCCTGTCGGTTGATGTTAAGACACAATTAATGTCAATGGGCTATGGCCGTGTCCGCGCTATCGCAATAAATAATTACAAAGCAAGCGACTCATCTGTCGAATTATTTGGCGCAGTAAATGGTTTAATATTAACCGATGCAGAGCGTAACGCTGCCGACGAAACGGTGGAGGGAGGCTACAAGTTAAAATTAACCAATCCGGATAAATTAAAGGAGCCTTACCCACCAAGAGCGGTATCTATCGCACCTGAATCAGGCAGCGCCACGTATGCCAGCACCATCGCGGCAATAGAAGCTTTGGTTGCATAGTGGTTGTGTCATTTGGTCATTAGTCAATTTGATTTTGGCTAATGACCAAAATCAGAAAAAAATAAAACCGATCACTAACGATTAATGACCAAATGACTAAAAAATACATTTTGAAACCTGGGAAACATCAATTCGCACCAGGATCACCGGCAACTCATGATAACTATAATCTGAACGATGAAGAAGCTGCCTGGTACATAGAGAAATATCCGCATATAAAAACGCTGTTTATTTCTACTGATGAACAAGCCGAAAAATCCAAACCTGCGAAGCGAAAACCAACGCCTGCGTCAGTTGAATTTATTACACCCTCAATAGAGGATAAAGGAGGTATATGAAGACCTATTTACCACAAATTGAACGCAGAATATTAGTAAGACCAAACCAAACTTTTGGCATCCTCAATTTTGATTTAGATAATGCCTATCCGCAACGGATGTTGGAACTGGTGGCGGGTTCGCCAACAGCGAAAGATTGCTGGAATAAAAGAGCCAAGTTCATTGCAGGAAACGGGTTTGAAGAAAAGGATTTGGGAAAACAAGTCATTAACTCAAAAGGGTTAACACTTGCTAAACTTTTAAAAGCTATTGCTACCGATAAAGCATTATTTACCGGGTTTGGTATTCATGTAAACTATAATGCAAATTTCAAGATATCATCGGTAAACTATATAAAGTTTGAAGATATAAGGATGGGTGATACTGATTGCCCGGATACTGCCGATAAATTTGCCTTATACTCAGACTGGGGTAGAAAAACATGGAAAAACATCATGCGCAGCAAGATCACTTTCCTGGATAAATACGACTCAAATCCCGAATCGATCATGCATCAAGTTGTAGATGCCGGAGGTTGGGAAAATTACAAAGGGCAACTCTTTTATTTTAATCCTGAAGTTGATGATTACCCCCTTATAGAGGCCGACAGTGTTTGGGAAGACTTTGAAACCGAAGCAGGTATTAAAACATTTAACAACCGTGAAGTTACTACAGGATTTTTACCATCAACCATGCTTTTTATGCAATCGCGCCGTGAAGAAGCTGATAATACCAAACCTGATAGCGATGAGTATAGTTACAATAACCAACCATCACAATTAGAAAAAGATCTGGGTGCATTCCAAGGAGCAAAAAGCGCTCAGAAGATCATTGTAATTGAATATGAAGACGAAAGTCAAAAGCCTGAATTTCAGCCCTACTCTATCCAAAATAATGATAAGTTGTTTGAAACAACAGAAAGATCAGTTGAGGCTCGAATTATAAAAGGATTTTCGATTCCGAAAGAACTCGTTAATGCCGAGAAATCATCGGGCTTAAGTAATGGCAGCGAAAAGAAAGAAGCGATACGCGAGTTTAATGACAACACAGCTCCAGACAGGCTTGAAGTAACAGAAGCTTTTGCTGAGATATTCGATCACTTTTATACGGATATCAATCCTTCAGCTAACTGGAATATTATAGAAATCCCTACAGCCATTGCGGATGACAATGCAGGGATCATAGCAGGTCAGAGTATTAATCAACTACTGTTATCAGATCTTCCTGCCGACAATAAAATAGCCATACTTATTTATGCTTATGGCTTTAAACAACATGAGGCCGAAGAAATGATATCATGATTAATCAGACCAATTTTTCTAATTACTAAATCAACACAACTATGATCCCTATTTTAATTGACCAAAATACATTCCAGCGCTATGAAGATATCTCTGCAAATGTCAAACCCAATCGCATAAAAATATTTGTTGCCAAAGCACAGGACCTGGATTTAAAACCATTTTTAGGTTATGCACTTTACTATGACCTTATTAAACATTTAAATGAAGATGGCACCATACAGGATGATGCTCCCCAGCCTTACAAAGACCTGCTGAATGGCAGCGAATATCTGGATAAGCATGGGCACATTGTTTTATATGAAGGGCTGCTACCTACACTGCTGTATTTCACCTTCGCCCGATTTATTGAGGCAGATGCTATACGATATACTTCAACCGGACCGGTAACGAAGCAACACGATAACGTCGGTGTTGTTACCCCTCAATATATCACCAAACTGGTTCAACAACAACGCAGTGTAGCAAATGCCCACGCTAACGAAGTAGAGAAGTTTTTGTGGGATAACCGGGCTGATTTCCCTTTATGGCGCTTTAATCATAAAAACAAAAGTGCCCGACAATCCGGTCCGCGCATACGCGCCATAGATAAAAGCGATTTTAACTACCCAGGAGGCAGTTATGATCAAACCAACTATTTACCCCTAACCGAAATATAATTAAGCAATGTCTGATAAAAAAATAAGTGAATTACCTTTAGTATCTGCCATTAACCTGGATGATGTTTCTATACTGGTAAGTAATGGTACTGATTATCAATTTGCCTTTACAACCTTACTGCAACTTATTGGCTCAATCTTAAATGTTGGTGCTAATATTTCATTTGGCAGTACTTTGCCACAAAATACAGTCGGTAAAAACGGAGATGTTTTTATAAATACCAACACCGGCTCATTTGCTCAAAAAACATCCGGAGCGTGGGCGATAGTTTACACTCTTCCTTCAACCAATTCATTAACAGATGGAACAGTTTTATATGGTTTAGGAATACCGGGTAATACTATTGGAAATAACAATGATACCTATATTAATACTGGTACTGGTGTATTTTATAAAAAGTCGGTAAGTGCGTGGACACAGGTATTTTCAATGCAAAGCGGTCCGCAAGGGCCACAAGGTATAGCAGGAGCAAATGGCTCAAACGGAACGAATGGCAATTCAATATTAAGCGGCAACAACAACCCGTCAAATTTAGACGATGGTGTAAACGGTGATTTTTATATAAACACCGCGTCCAATACCATTTTCGGACCAAAAGCTTCAAGTGATTGGGGAACCGGAACCTCATTATTTGGCACAGGATTTCCATCAGGTGGAACTACTGGTCAAGGCCTAGTAAAAGCCAGCTATGCTGATTTTGATACGGTATGGAAAGATTTGGTTATTACAAATATTTATAACGCCGACGGCCAAATAACTGGTCTCCGTACAGTAGATTTAAATGGTAATGGATTAAACATTAATAATGTTACAAGTGGATTAGGTGGTAGTCTAAGCCTAAGTCCTATAAACGCAGGGCTAATTTTTTCGGATACTGTATCGACAGCTTATATCAATTTGTCAGAGAGTATATTTGAGATGGCAAGTAAGAATGCTGTTACTAATATAGGAGCAGGACTTTATCTAAATACTATAAAGGGCAGTGATGGTGATCCTCTTAATTATATAGCGGATGATTACGGTATAGGATTACAGAATTTTGCGGATTATTCAGGAAGCTATTCAGCTAATCCGTTAGCATTAGCGCAGGCAGGATGGGTGCAAGATTTAGTTGATGATGGTGTTAATATATATAACTCAAATGGCACACTAATTGGGAATAGAGTGGTCACGCAAGGACTTAATTCTATGCAGTTCGTGGCCAATAATAGTACTGTTACGGCTCGCAGTAATCTACAGCCTGATACAATCCAACTCATAGTGCAAAATAATACAGGTTCTACTGAAAATGGTCAATTAGTTTTAAGTGAATCTACAGCTACTTTAGGTACAAATAAAGGTTCAGGATTTCAGTCAATAACGGCGTTTAGAAACTCTCCTATGTTAATCG